CCATAATTGCGGATGAAGTCCACCGTCTCGGCGAGCTCGGCGTTGAACTTGGTGACGGCGCCGGACAGCTCGGCAATGAAGCCGTCGTCGCGCGGGACTCGAAGAACGAACAGCGGCAGCTTCGGCGAGTAGGAAACGAAGTCCCACCACTGCCGGCGGCAAAGCCAGATATTGCCCTGTACCTGGTGCCGATGCTCTGGCGGCAAGGTGCCTTTGCGCAGGCGTTCAATTTGGATGTGCGGCAGGGCGGTCTTGATCTCGAGGCCGCCGTCCTCGCTGATGAGCGAGTCCGGAGAGCAGCCCTTGTCGCCGTCACGGACGAAGCCGACGCGCACCGGGTCAACGTCCTTCATGAAGGCGTACATGTCGCGCGCCTCGTCCTCCATGGCCTTGCCGCGCTCCATATGCTGGTTCGTATAGCTCTCCATCGGCTCACCGGTGATGATCTCGCCGGCCAGCTTGTGCAGGTAGGCGGTGCGTGTGATGCTCTTGCCGCCGTCCTTGCCCTTGGCCATGACGGTGTGGAATTCGGATGCGGTCGGGATGCCCAGGCGGGCGGCGAACCATTCCGGCGAATTCTGCTCGCACTCGATGATCTGCATCACGCCTTCGCCTTCTGCTTGAGCATGTCCTGCGCCTGCTGGAACTTCCCGGCCGGAAGCTGGTCGACGCTCTCGATCTTGAAGAAGGTGAGGAACTTCGCGCGGTCGGCGCCGACGCTCTCGATCAGATCGTTCAGCGTCAGGGCCTGTGCTTCGCTGATGCTCTCGCCGACGCCGCCCGCCTTGCCATCATCGTCGTTCGCAGCCGCGAGACCGAGCGCCTGCACCAGCGAATAGCGCTGCAGGTAGGTCAGGGTGCTGCCGATCGCCTGGATGGCGTTCTTCGAACCGCTGGCGTCGGCGGGGCCGGCTAGGGTGGTTTCCTCGCTGTGACCGGCCTTGTGCGACAGGACGCAGGTCACCCTGATCTTGTCGTCCTGCGTCGTCCGAAAGCGGTAGGACAGGCCGTGACGAGAAATGATCGGGTCAACGACACTCGCGATCGCTGCGAAGTCGGCGTACTTCTTCTTGTTGTGGCCCTCTGCATTCCGGACGATCGGCGGGATGTCGGCTTTCGCCGCTGAAATCGCCTCGTCGAACGCCTTGCGGGCCTGATTGGCCTCCCAGCGCTCGGACAGAGCCATCATCTTCTCGATGATCGTGATGTCGGCGCCGCGCTCGACGGCCTGAGCGAGCATCGCCATCGGCGTCAGGGCGGTTGATGGCGCGAAGGACGGGACGGGAGGCTGCGGAAGAACTTCGACGTTGCTCATGTGCTAAACTCCAACGATGCACGCTGCGATGATGAAGATTGCGAGGACGACGACTGCCTCAGCGGCGGGGCGGTGGCGAACGGGCCGTTCATTCGGCGGCCTCCGACATCTGGAAGGCGACGCCCTCAAGTTCGTCGTTGAAACGACGAGCGGCTTCCGCCTTGTAGGAGGCGAGGGCGGTTTCGAGATCGGAAGCCTCCTGCCGGTACGTCAGATTGCAGAGAGCCTCGTAGGCCTTCCCGTCGCCCCAGACCTGCAGGGCCTTGCTGCGCTCGCTGGCATAGCCCCGGGTGATCGCGTTCACGGCGCTGATGAACAGGGCTTCGTGAGTTTCGAGGTCGCGGCGGTGGCCGTCCTCGTCGCGCTCGTCATAGAGCTCGTTTGCTACGCGGCGGACCGCGTCGATCCGGGCGATTGCTGCGGTGTTCGGGCTGGAGAAGGAGAGGACGGTTGCGGACATCGGCGGCCCCATCTGATTTGATGGAGACAGCATTCGCGATTATCGCAAATTTGGCAATAGGTAAATTGCGACTATCGCAAAAATATTTGAAGCCGTAGTCGCGCCCGTGCTATCCTCCTGAAATCAGGTCAGGAGCATCGGCCGTGTTAGAGTGGGTTATGGGGTTGACGAGGAGGCAGTTCGTTGCAGGGACCGCTGCGACCGCGGTGACGGCGCCGCTAATTCGGCCGTCGTATGCCGCGGCTCAAGATCTGCCTGCGGCGGTGACAACTGCTTGGTCTCCACCTCACGGGTCTCAGCCTGTGCAGTCAACTGACGTTTGTGATCCGGGCGCCCGGAGGTATGACAAAATCGCGCTCCGCGGCAATAAAACCGTTCTTTTGAGCCCAGGCGTTGTCGTTAAGGTAATCACCTTCGAACAACTGGTCCAGTTCAGCGCTACTGATCTTGGTGCGCTTCGCATAAATGGCTTTGATGCGATTTTGATCGTTTAGCAGCGCGTCCATCCGCTGCTTGCCAATTCGCAATGTCAGCAGCGGAATGGTGCCGCCTCCGAGTTCATGGAAGAAATAGCGGGTGTTGCGAGAAGCAAAGCGTTGGGCAAACCCCAGCATCACCGTGATCGAGATCGAATCGCAGTTGCCGAGCGCCTGAAAAACAGTTGGCTTGGAAATAGACGAGACGAGCTCGTGAAGCGCAATCCCATCCACACGCGAAGCAAATTTCAGATATGCCATCGTCGGCGGCTGCGTTGGTGAGAGCTTTGGATATTGCCGGCGTCGTCTGCGCATTAAAGTAATTGTTGAATACGAGATACTGAGTCGTCATAAAAACCCCTGTGCCACAGCCATAATCAGCACGAACAGCAATCCAAGCGTAAACAGGTGGGGAGGGCGGGTCATCGGAGTGCGCTCCCTAGGGCAAATGCGCCCCCATAGTAAATTAGATAGCCGATCCACTGCCAAACAAACGTCCACGTTGCAGCAGCGAAGGTCCAGAAGAGGCCGATCTGATTATCCGCCTTCCATTCGGTTATGTCGGTGACCGCTCGCTTGCTCGATGCCTTGTACAATTCACCGACGTCGGGGCGATCACCTGCGCGAAGTCTATTAACAAACTCTTCGTAAAATAGGCGAGTACTCAGCTCATCGAGCCATAGCTTTTCGTGCAGAAGCCGAGTGTTGAGGTCATTAACTTTGACAGTGACCTGTATCGCCACATCAACTGCGGCGATCAACGCGACGCAAACTATACCCATGTCGCGGCCGACCTGCGAGACAACCCAAGCAGAAGCCACAAAAAGAAAGGTCCACTTGAACATACCTCCTGCGAAGGCGGTCCAGATCTCATGTCTCAAGATCAACTTCACGGGCTACAAATCCAATACTGTTCGCTTCACCCTACCGACAACGAGCTTTTCAGCCTCGGCCTTCGATTTAACAAAGATCGGCTCGTGCATTGGGTTTGTCGAGAACGGTGCCAGCCGCGGCGGATCGGGGCGCCAGAGCTTGAATGTCGCCGCACCGCGCACGGAAAATACGTAGGGCTTGCCTGAGATCAGCGTGCGATCAACCTGGTTGACCACAATAATCGAGCCTTCGGGCGAAATCCGATCCATGGAATCGCCCTCGACCGAAAGGGCGAAGAATTCCCCCCGGCCGAGATCGGCGAAGGCCAGCAGGGGGACATCTTCGACCGGGATCTGAGAGGTGGGGCTCTTGAGCTTGCCGGCCGCTACCTTGTCCAGTAGGGGGACGCGCACGATCTCCCTGGCTCTTCGCGACGGCGGAGGCGGCAGCTCGCGACCCTGGATGCCGGCGAGACCGGGCGGGGTGTCATGGAAGCGCTCGGAAAGGGCAACCAGCACCGGCAGCGGGATAATCTGCGTGTTCTTGGGCGACGCCTTCGGGTCGATATTAGCCATCCGACTGATTTTCGTCGGCGTGATCTTGAGCTCTTTAGCCAGCCGGCCGCGCTCGCCGTGAGGGAGTTGCTCGAGATGGCGGGCAAGCCACCGCTTATTTTCGTAGTCTAAGTTGCTCATTTGTCTGATATTTGCGGTTATCGCAAAGAAAATCTATCGCGATGATCGCAAATTTCGCTTGACGCAAAATAGCGATTATCGCAAAGATCGCTCCATGCACATGGAGCCAGCCAAATCCATCCTTGACCTGATCGGCGTTGAGAGCGCCGCGAGGGTCACGGGCAAGAGCATTTCGCGCATTTATCGATGGATGTATCCGGCCGGCCCCCGGCAGGGCACGGGCGGCGTCATCCCGCACGGCGATGCACTAAAGCTGCTCGATTACGGACGTGAGCAAGACCTCCGCTGGAGCAATGGTGCCCCGTTGCAAGAGTCGGACTTTCTCCGCAAGCCGTCGATTGCCATCGACGCCAAGCGAGTTGAAGAGCAGGGGGCTGCGTGATGGCAGCCCTAGTGTCGCGCCACGTCCTCGAGCTCAAGAAGACCGCTCGCTTCGCGGCTGATCTCTTTCACAGAACTGGTGACGAAGTCGGTGGCAGGCTGAATATCGTCGCACGCGATCAGGATCGTGCACTGATCGTCCCAGGCACCATCTCTCTCGATGCTGGCGTAAAGCCGAACCATGTGTCGGCCCGCGGGCTCGACCTTGCGAACACCAGTACATGTGTATTCGGGCACGCGTTTTCTCGCGCGAACTTCCCCAGCCATTCTTTTTGCTCCCCAGCCCAAGAGGTGAACGGAAAGCAAAGCACAACTTCAGCGATGCGCAAATTAAATCTAAGACCTTGTGCACGGTCGCGATCGAATATCGCGTGCGCCGTTTGTTTTGCGGGAACGTTCGACAAGTCCCGGTTTGAAACATTTCGTTCCCTTCGGCAGTTTTCCGGAGCTGTCGCATGAGCGCGTGCGGCAGTTGTCCAATGGACGATGGGCCGTTCACCGAGGTCGGTTCGCTCGTTCTGTGCGCGCGCTGCGCTGAAACCCTTGCTCATGCTCTTTCCGAATCCGCCGCCGTGATGCCGGCGGACACCGCGGCAGCCTCATTTCCTCCCGAGCCTGCGCCTGCGGAGACTGCGACCGGTGCCGTTCCTCCAGCCGTCCTGCTGACGGCGCCGGTCGCTCTTTCTTCCACGGCTACCGATTGCGGTGGCTCCTCGGCCGGGCAGCGCGAGGCTCGGCTTCCAGAAAGCAGACCTGCGGAACCGCAATCGGATGGACATCTCAACCGTTCAAGGTCGGCAGCTCGCGCATCAATTTCCAACGATGACGCGGAGGCTGGTCTCTCAGACAAGTCGCCAGCCTCCGCGCGCTCTTCCTCGGGCGACATGCCCGAGATTCCTGAATTCCTGCGCCGCGACAAGTACGCGAACACGTTTCGTGTCGCGGCCTCCAGCGAAATCCAGGCTGCTCCGAATTCATCGTCATCAGTCATTGAGTAGGTGTTCATGTCCGCGATCACAGCGAACTCAAACGGTTTTGGCAAAAGCCTGCCCGCCCGCGCTGGGGCAACATTTCCCCACGGCGGGGAAATTTCCCGAGCCGTCGTCAATACGATCAAGCAGTTGTACGAAAATCCCGCGATCGTCCTCGGCCGCTGGCTGAACGTCTCCGACAAGCAGGCGAAGCGGAAACTTTCAGGCGAGCGCGAGTTTTCTGTCAGTGAGCTTGCGATCCTGATCCGCTCGGAGCGCGGGTTTGAAGTCGTCGCCGCGATCATGGGCGACGCCAATCCCGAATGGTGGCGCATCTGCGCAACGCTCATGGACGCCGCCGACATTCGCAAGATGCAGATCGCTGCTCAGAAGCGCATCGCAAAAACGCTCAAGGGTGCGATTGATGCAGACGCCGAACTCTCCGCAGCCATCGCCCGGTCGGAAGCCCTTGCTTTTCACGATCCGGACCACATGCGCCCGCATCTTGATGCGCTCCGCTCAATGGCTGGCCTATCTGATCGCGCCGTGGCTTCGACCGCCAAAAGCCAACGGAAGTAACCGATAGCGCCGCGGCATCCCCGGCAATCCCGCCGGTGCGGCAAAGAAGGAAGGGGCAGGACCGTGGCAGGGTTTTGGACAGATCCGCGCGAACAGTCCGCAAGGGAGCTGTTCACCGCCGGACATTCGGCCTCTCAAGCGGCAGCCGCGCTCTCGGCAGAGTTCGGGCTGCCGGTGACGCGCAATGCGGTCATCGGGCTTTGGCATCGGCGCAAATGGTCCGGCGGCGAGAACCGCCAGATCAAGTTTCGGGCCGATGCAGCGGCTCGCGCCGGCGCGCAACGGGCAAAGCGTGAGCGCGTCAAGCTCATCGTGCCGGCCGGATCATCCGAGAAGCGGAGCAGAAGCATCCAGCGCCTGATGCGGGCGCCGCATGGCACGCTTCGCATCATTGAGACGACCCAGCAGGGGGTCTCGCCGTTGCGTGAGGTTGAGGTCGTGCCGCTGCACGTCTCGCTGCTGGATCTGCAACACGGCCAGTGCCGCTACCCCTACGGCGACGGGCCGTTCACGTTCTGCGGCTGCCAAGCCGAGCCAGGCCGCCCCTACTGCGAGCCGCATCAGTATCTCTGCACCACCGTTTACGCGAGCGCGAGCCCGGACCAGCGCCGCAGCGCTGCACAGAAACGCGCATGGGCGAACAGGAAGGCAAGGGAGGCGCAGGCAGCATGACCAACGAGAAGGCATTCCTCAAGCACTATTCGACGGCGATCTCAATGTGGACCGCACGGTTCGACACCTTTGAGATCGCGGAGCGGCTCGGCATCCCGGAAGCCGTCGTCGCAAAGTGGGTGGCCAATTTCCGCGAACTGGCGAGGGCGGCATGAAGGGAAAGCCAAACGCCAAGCTCACTGCCGAACAGGTGCGCGAGATTCGCGCGAGCAACGAGCCTTTGAAGGTCCTGGCCCATCGCTATGGCGTGACGGCGGCGGCCATCTCCGCTGTCCGGACGGAAAAGAGCTGGAAGGACGTCGCATGAATCGCACCGAGCGCAAGCTTATCACCCTTGCCCAGAAGCGCGCCCGCCTGATGCAGCGCATCGCGAAGGCCGGAGAGGGCCATAAGGCGACGAGGGATTTGCAGGCAAGGCTCGTAGACGCCACGGCGCAGCAGATCAGGGCGGAAATCGCGATCGAGCGGAAACAGGGCCGGGCGGCATGACCATCCAGTACGAGGTCACACAAATCAGCAGGAAGCGCATCGAGGCGCGCGCCGAACTGAGCTGGTACGCGCTCGCCGGCTATTACAAGGTTTCCATCGTTGGTTTTGGTCCGACCGAGGACGAGGCCAGGCAGTCCGCCGAATTGATGTTAGGGCAGGCTCGCGCCGCCCTTCATGCCGCCACAGTACAGGACCGCGTTCCCGAAACCCCAACCGAGAACGCAGATGAGCGAGCCGACCATCGGACATAACGTCCCGAAAGAACAACTCAAGTCGATCGTGGAGCGCATCGAGAGGCTTGAGGAGGAGAAAAAGACAATCGCAGACGACATCCGTGACGTCTACGCCGAAGCGAAGGGCAACGGTTACGAGGTCAAGGCGCTGCGCACGATTGTCCGCATGCGGAAGATGGATGCGAACGACCGGCGCGAGCAGGAAACGATCCTTGAAACCTACATGCACGCATTGGGGATGCTGTGAGCCGCTGGTTTCGCTTCTATGACGACGTGATCAACGACCCGAAGGTGATCAAGCTTTCGGAGGCGCTGCGCTGGCAGTGGGTCGCCGTGCTGTGCATTGCGTCGAAGTATGACGGCGAACTGCCTGCGCTCTCCGATGTTGCGCTGATGCTGCGCCTATCGCCCCAGAAGGCGGCCGGCGTCCTCTCGTCCCTGGCTATGGCCGGGCTGCTCGACAAAACCGAAACGGGATTCCGCCCTCACAATTGGGAAGGCAGACAGTACAAGTCGGACGTTTCAACCGAGAGAGTGAAACGTTTCAGGAAACGCGGGCGAAACGTTTCTGAAACGCCCCCAGAGACAGAAGCAGAAACAGAGCAGAGACAGAAAGATTCAGAAGCTAACGCTTCTGGCGCTGTCGCGCCCCGCGATCTGCGGTCCGAGCTGTTCAACTCTGGGCTTGCAAAGCTCGCTGCCATGACCGGCAAGGGGCCGGATTCGTGCCGGGCATTCGTCGGCAAGTGCCTGAAGGCCGCCGGTGATGACGCTGTGGTGGTTCTTGGGCTGATCGAGGACGCGGAGCGCAATCGCGTCGCTGATCCATCGGCATGGATCGCCGCGCGCCTGAAGGCGACCGGGCCGCCGCAAGGTCCTGCGAAGCCCCTGACAGCGTTCCAGCAATCACGGAAAAACACACAGGACATCCTCAATGGTCTCGACAATTT